TAGGAAAAGAATACTGTGGTTGTGTTGGTTGTACTGGTTGTACTGGTTGTTGTGTTTGTTCCATAACGTTATTTATTTTATTAAAACTAGTTCAGATATACATATATAAAAGAAATAAAAAAGCGCCAAAATAGGCGCTTTCTTTTATATTAATATTATCTTAGAAATTTAAGATAGCATAATCCATTACTATAGTCATATTAATATTTGCTGGTGTGTCTGAAGTCCAATCCATATCACCAAAATTTGCATTTTGACAATAAGCTCCTTTTAAAATCCATTCTTCAACAACATCACCTACTGGTCCTAATGTGTGAATGTGAATAGTTTTTTTATAAAAATCACTGTAACCATCTCTACCTGTAACTGATTCATGTGATAATCTAACCCATTCCATTACTGCTTGAGCACCTGATGGTGTTACTGGATCATAAAGTTCACATGTAATATTATCCCAATTAGCTTTACCTTTAATTTTTCTTTTCACGTTAATGTGATCAAGAACTACTTCTCCAAAAGATACACTTGGACGTGAGATTTTCTTTATAAGATATGAAGGTATCCCGTCAATTTTCATTAGAAACCTATTTTGTAATTTAGGTTCAAATGCTGTGAACATCATATCGTTAGTTGATTTTATTGCCATCTTTTATTTTTTTAATTGTTCTATTATAAATATATTATTTTTTAACTTTTTATGAAGGGAATGTTGCTCCTGTTGGTAATACATTAAAGTCAAGTACTATAAATTCTGCTGTTTTAGTTGGTTGTAAATAAATTGCACCTACTAACTGATTTCTATCAATTACATCTGGAGTATTATTAGATTCGTCCATTTGTACTCTAAAGGCAAATAATCCTTGTTTTTGTTGTACTGATTCTAAATATGGATTTACTATGTTTAAGAATCTTATTCTTGTTTCATCTGTATTTTGTTCAAATACTAGATATTTAGAAGAACTTCCAATAAATTTCTTAAGTGTAATTAATAATCTTCTAACATTAATTCTATCTAAAGCTGTTGATCTTTCTTGTAATGTTTTCTGACCCCAAATACAAACTCCTGTTTGTGGGAATGTTGCGATTGGGTTAATTTTAGCATCATATAATTTATCTCTTTCAGATTGATTTAATCTTATTTTAGCTTCAATAACATTTCCTAATATACCTCTATTTAAACCTGCTGGTGCAAACCATTCAGCTTGAAGTCTATCTGATTGAGCAATTGCTCCTGGTACTACTACTGAAGGTGGAACCATTACTGGTACATTTGTAGATGAGTCAAGTACTTTAATCCAAGGATAATATACTGCTGCATAATTAGTGTCTAATCCACTTACATTTGTTATTGCTGTGTTTACTGAAGCATCTACTGTATTTAAATCCATTATAAAGAATGCATCTCCTCTATCTTCACACATGTCAATACCTGCGTTTGCTATTAAAGGATGTGTTGCATAATTTACTCCAGGCATAGCTAACATATTAATGTCATATTCATCTTGGTTAGCTAAAATATTTAAAGCTTTTGTGTATCCTTTATAACCAGCAGCTGCTGTATCATTTACATCAAAGCCATATAAGTTATCTCCTGTTGTGTATCCTGTTACAAAATTTGCTGGATCTTCATTTCCTGCTATTCTTACTATATCTGGTCTAATACCATCTGTTCCCCCTTGGAAACAAACTGAAAATTTAAGTTGTGAATTTTCTATTGCTGTTGATGAAAGTGAAGCACTTAATGATCCTGACCATATACTTGAACTTGGATGACCATGATGATTTTCTACGTTAAATTCTCCTGATATATTTGATTGTGCACTATCTGGTAATGGTTTTATCCAATTGTAATTGTCAAATGCTTTATCTGTAAATTTCCATCCTAAATATGCTCTAGTACTATAATTTCCTCCTAGTGTTTGTGTTCCTTCATAAGATGCTGAAGGTATTATACAATCAACATTTAATGAAGCTGTATTAATTGGGTCTAATACTGCTTTAAATCCTTTAGGTGATAATTTAGGTGAGTAAGCTTTAGCTGTTACTAAGTCATTTACTTCTATTCTAACATGTTCTGAAACATTTGGATAATTTCCTAATAATTCAACTTTACCTAAAGTATCATTATATTGTGGGAATCTATCTCCAACTATTCTTGAAATATATTTAGGAGAAGTTGGGTCTAAAGTAACATTATTAAATTGTTCTATAATTGATGGATTTCTATCATCATCAGAATATTTTCTTAATATTACAGTAAATTGTGAATATTGTTCTACATTATCTATATCTCCTGGTTCTTTTAAATTAGCAATTGAAATTTTATAATCTGCATTACATGAAGTGCCATGAGCTAATGTGTGAAATCTAAATAATTCTTTTGTAGATTTAGTTGAACCTAAAAATTGTGAAGTAATAAAAGGTGTAGTAGCATATGAATATTTTTCAACTGTTCCTGATAATCCATTAAATGATAAATCAGCTGATTGGGATAAGAAAATTATGTCTCTATTTGCATTAACTCCTTTATATCCGTCTACATCTACTCCTTCTGTTGTTGTTGATAAAGAAGCTGTAGCTGTAGTTAAAAATCCTTTTAATTCAACATTTAAAGCAGCTCCTGCTTCATTATTTGTTATTGTAAGTACAGCACCATTAGCTGTTGCTGTAACTCCTGAAGCGGCAAGTGTTTGAATAGATCCTGTTATTAAATTTGCTACATCAGAACCTGATATAAAACTACGTGCTGTTGCTGCGTAAGAAGAATGGGCTTGAATAGCTGCAATACCTACTCCACTAGTATCTAAAAATATTGTTTCACCTATTGCGTGGTTTGCATGAGGTGAACTAAATGAAGATGAACCAAATAATATAGTCGTTTGATTTCCATCACCTGCTGTTATTACTATACTTTGTGAAATGTCAGGTAATGCTGATGCAGCAAATGATTCTACCATCGATTGTGTGTTCATCGTTGTGGCAAACGTTATTGTTGATACTTCTTTAGTAGTTGAACCTAACATGTTTGAAGTAAATGTTTTCCAATTATTATAAGTGTACCCAGGTAATGTATCTGTTCCACCGTATGTAGTAGTTGATTTTTTACTATTATTAGGATTGTCACCTAATTGTTTAAATAAATATTCTTTACTAGATGGATTAAGTGAAGCAGAAAGTTGTGTTGTAGTAACGTTAGTACCAGCTAATGTTAGACTAAAATCTTCATCCACACGACCAAATGAACCACTAGGTCCCACCATTGTAGATAATTCTAAACCTGGTTTTGAAGTTGCTTTAGATGGGAAAATAACTCCCAATAATACGTTTCTATTTGATGATGCTGAAGGTGCTGAAGAAGCTGAAACTGCTACTGCTACAAATGGATTTGTAGCTGTTGCATAAGTGTAACCTCCACCCGCTAATACTCTTGTTACAGTAACTGATCCTGCATTTTTTAAATATTCTCTTACTGTTTGTGGTATAAATGTTTCTGAGCTTAATCCCCCAAATCTTCTTTCATATTCTGAGAAACTTCTTACTACTGTTGGTACAAATGCTGGTCCCTTTACTGTTGGTCCTACAATTGCTGCGCCTATTGCGCCAACTCCTTGAGGTAAAAATGTTTGATCGTTTTCTCTTGTAAATACCCCTGGTGAAATAATTTGTTCTGCCATTTTATATTATTTTATAATGTTATGTCTGGTTGGTTGTTCCCATATAAATATGAAAAAGAACCATAAACCAAACTAAGATAAATGATTAAGTATAAAAATTAATCATTAATAAATATAAATGAGTTTTGTAAAACTATTCTGTAGGAGTGAATTCTCCAGTTTCTACATCAAGGCTTCCTTTTCCATATTTGTCTGTAAAAGCTTTTGCTATACTATTTTCTTCTTTTGTTAAAAGAGATAATTGTTCTTGTAAAACAATTTCTTGTTCTTCTAATTTAATTTTAGCTACTTTTATTTGACCAAACTGTGTAGTTAAACTAGTTAAGTTAGTTTGTAGTGTTTTAATTTTATCTATATCCTGTGATGGGATAATAGTTGAAGAATTTGCAATTTCGTGGGGTGTAGGTATTTTTGTCTTTTTTGTCATAACTTATTTATTTAATTAATTAATATTTTTAATCGGATATACATATATGTAAATAGTAAAAACCGTTAATCTACTGTATTTATTTTACCTATGTTTGCTGTTGCTACTGTGTCTACTTTACCTATATTTCCTGATGCTACTCCTATTACTGCATTTCCATATCCTGATGCTGCTGCAGTGAAAGTTAATTGTATAGTACCACCAAAACCAACAGTATGAGTATCAGCCCCATCTTCTTCAAGACCTTGGTCATTATAATCAAGTGTTCCAACTAAAGCTACAATAAATGTATTATTACCATTAATATCACTTGCTGCTCCAGAACTTAAAGTTATATCATTAGTCCCACTTCCATATGCCCAAGTAGTCCCTGTGGCTGCAGCAGTATATAATGTACTAAAATCAAGATTATTAAAGTCTGCAGCTGCAAGTGCATTGTCTTCACCTGTAAATGCATCTGATTTTACAACAAAAACTTTTGTAGTACTTGCCCCCGTGCCAGCTGCAGCTTTTCCTACATTTAATACAAAATTTGAAGCCCCAGTAATACCAGATGTGTCAAATTTTAGAAATGTTCTTATATATCTAAATGTTCCCCCTCCCCTACCTGAACTTTGAAAATATTGCATTCCTCCTTGATCATTTGAAGGTTCATTTGTTGCAGTACCTGTAGCTACATCTCTTGCTGCTGCTTGATTAGCTGCTGAATTACCTGTTATAAATCCTTTTTTCTGTACTGCTTGAGTTGCCATTTAAAATTGTTTTTTAGGTAAGTAATAAGTTGTAGAATTAAAATAACTATTTGTTGGTGGATCAATAGTTATAGCTTGATAAGTTACATTAGGTATGTTATAATAATTAGTTTCATCAGTGTTATTATTCCACCAAGTTACTTTAGTGTTTGATTTTGTTAAAGCACTTAAAGATGAACTAAAATTTTTCATATTTTCATCTCCAAAAGTATCATAACCCT